CGAATTTTACTTTCCAAAACAACAATGGTTTTACTGGAGTGAAGGATGATGATGGTGTTTACTCTACTCTGAATATAACTGAAGGATCGAGTATGGACGCCATGTTTTCTGCAATCGGCCTAAAGATAAATGTAGATTCAACTAGCAGCTTGACGCTCCGAGGGGCTGGGGACTCAATAAATAGCCAAACAGAAAGGTCTATTGTCAATTTGTCTCCAAATGCCAAACTCACTTTAAATTCAGTACAGGAGTTTTCGGAACAAGGGAATGATATCTACTTAAACGGGGTGTCCTTTTCCCAAGATCCTTCTATTTTAAAGTTTAATGGTACCACGGGTACTGCAATTCCAGAGGCGCATTTTATTCTGCTTAGCTCCATATTTATAATTTTGCTTTTAAGCAAAAGGGGAGAGAGGTAAATTCCAAAAAAAAACGGCACCCATAACAGGTGCCGTTTTAAATTAGTCAAAGAGTTCTCTTTCTAACTTTCTGTATCGAGCGTCAGAATGCCAAACTTCATCAGTCGGAGGGGTGTATATTCCCTCTTTAGTCTGAATCGCTTGACCCGCCTTCAGTTTCAAGGAAGACGGTTGATATATGTTTAAAGTCGTCGTTTTCGGATTTGAGGCGCTTTCGCAAGAGGTCAGCGCGATCAGAGGAGTTGCTATCACCAGCAGCCCGTAATTCTTCAATTTCACTAATAAGTTCATTTTTTATCTTTCTATGTTGATTTTTAATTTCAAAAAAGGCTAATTTATTCCTTAACATAAGGTATAATTCAACGCTTTTTAACACGGATTTGATTAGAGACATCACTTTACTTGTTTTTTACTGTTAAAGATCTCTTTCTCGTCATAGTCTTTTACACTTTTTACGGAGCCAGACACATGCTTAGCACAATTAATTGCATCATCCTCTGAAAGGTATGATTGGTGATACTTCCCTTTTTTATCGTAGACTCGATATTTTAGTAATTCTTGGTTCATTATGGTTTAAATTCTAAAGCTATATTAGCTGCAAAGCTTTTATCATCAGAGATCATGCCCTCGATTAAACATTTCCCCTCTCTTAGAGAAACGCGCTTCCCATCAAAAAAATATTTCTGATCATCAATAGTGATTTGAGTCACACATGCATTGATACCAGATTCTACATTTATGATGTCATATTGAACAATTTTATCTTGTAGATGACTACTTGAGTCGTTAGTCCCTACAACTTTGAGATCTTTATTCATTTTTATTTCGTTATACCATAGGACAGTTTGGTCCTTATTATTCAATATTATAGCTCTTTTATCGTATCTATCTATCCATTTTTTATAAAAATCCACCTTAAATGTGCGTCTAATTTCTGAGACGAAGTATTTACCATTTTTTGATCTAATATTATCCATTATATCGTGAAAAGCTCTGACCTTCATTAAGCTGGGCTTGGAGCCATTTCCAAATAAAAACTGGATATGATTATGATAGGTTAATTCTTTAGTAAAAACGTAACCAATATCACCGCAAGAGTAAACATCGCAATATTTGCAGAATTCATCGAAATGCCTTCTTATTGCATGAGTTCTCATGCTCCTAGAGCCAGAGCAGAAAGCTGCGTAAGGTTTAGATTTCAAACAGAAATTGAAAAAATCGTCCCAAGATTCTTCTTTATTGATTAGCTGTTTAATTATCATTTCTCTTGCTTATAATACTAAAAGAAGTGTAATATTAAACATGGCGGTTGAAGGAAAAAACGAAGTAGCAAGAAGTTTATTGGATTTACAGCCAACAGCGATTGTTGAATTATATAAATTATATCCAGATACCACTAATAGCCCTAGTGTTTTCATTAGTTTTCATGGAGGTTCAATGTTTGGTAAAAACATAACTTGGCAAGGTGTTCAATATATCCCTGTACCCATAGAAGCTGAAGGTTTTGGGGTTTTTGGGGATGGCACACTCCCCCGCCCTAAAATAAAAGTAAGTAACAATGATAGGTTAGTTACCTATTTCTTGGGCAAATATAAAGATTTTAAAAACGCCGCCATACTTAGGAAGAAAGTTTTTGTCAAACATCTGGATGATGTGAATTTTGATGGACAAAACCCTTTTGGATTGGCTAACTCTGAAGCTGAAATTTCGGAAGAAAGATATTTAGTCGGTCAAAAAGTCCAAGAAAATAAAGCTTTTGTAGAGTTTGAGCTAAATTTACCTTTAGATCTTGATAATTTTGATGTAAATTACAGGACCGTAAATGCAAAATATTGTTATTGGACTTATAGGGGTTTAGGCTGTCAATACAAAGGCAAGCCTATTGAAAAAGAAGATGGTGGGTCTTTTCTTAATGTTGTTGACGAAAGGGTTTCGGTGGATGCTGATGATGAACTTATAAGAACTGGTCAGTTATTTTATGAATCTGAAAAAGTTTATAATGCTGGAGAATCTATTTACCTAGAAAACAGAAGGATTATAGTTGACAGAAACCAAGATAATCAACCCATCTACCATAAAACTTGGTATGTTTGTGTCAGTGGCCATTCAGGTCAACACCCAGAAGATAATGGCTCTTTTTGGCAGAAAGACGGGTGTAGTAAAAAAATTGAAGCCTGTCAGAAGAGATTTACGAGTGAAAGTTTGAAAAGGGTATCTTTAGGAGCGGAAGAAACAGGTTTTAATTACTTACATTTAGATGGCGAGCAGGGTGCTACTCTAGCGACTCTTGACTCTGATGTGACTGGCGTTTTTAACACTTTTAATTGGACTGTTTCTGTTTGGATGCGCGGGGACAAGCAATACAAAAGCCCTACTGGATGGATGGACCCAACGGTATTCGCTACTAAAGCTCTACCTAGGACAGATAAAGCTTTTCAGCCTTCATCTTCAGGTTCATTTACAGATAGTGTTACAGCTAATTTGCACTTTTCCTCTAGAATTGAGGGTGAAGAGGGGTTGTTCTTAGAATTATCGGCTCTTCAAGCTGGCTCAGATAGAAGTCACACGAAGAAAATACCCACTAAAATAGCCTCATCAGAAAAATTTAACTTTCTAGTCTTTAGGGTTACTTCTCCTTCTTACCCCAGCGTTGAGGTGCTAGTTAACCCATATAAAAATCAGTATGGAGAGTTTACTTGTGCGAATAAAATCACAATGAGGTCTGATAATTTTGACAAAGGAGTAGACTTTTTCTCTATATTTGGCGAGGCAACTGGCGAAAATAATATTCATAAAGAAAATTGTTTTGGAGGCGATATAGCGCAGGTTTGTGTGTGGGATAAAAAACTAACTAATGACGAAGTTTCTTGGTTGGGTTCGGCAAATAGCATAGCTGATTCTGAATACTACCTAACTGACAACAACTTACAAAAACGTGTTGACCTATATTGTGACTATGCGCCTGTATCATATGGAGAAACTACTGGTTACTTATCCTCTTTAAGAACTAATCTAAAGGGCTGGTATGATATGAATACGACATCTGTCAGTGGTAATTTTTACGTGTTAGATGAGTCAGATGCCGACAATCACCTAACAGGATTTGGTGACACTAGCGAATTTTCGACGAGGAGGTTAGATTACACAATGGGTAAATTCGAACAGTTTGTAGCTAATCAAAATGCGTTACAACCTTTACCTTTTGGTGGGTTCCCCGGAACAGACGGATTTGATTATAAAGCTTTAGGATCAGAAAATATATGAATTTAAAATCTAAACTGCAAGAAATAGTTGACTACTCAGAGAGTAACCCATTCATGGAGGTTTGTGGTTTTTTGGGTTTTGATGACGGAATAGAAGGTTATGTGGTCCAGAATTTAGAGAATATAGCAGAAGATCCTAGAAACAACTTCATGTTAGATCCTTTAGAGTATTTAATGTTTAAAGAGAAATTTGATATGGTTGCTATATATCATAGCCATATCAATGTAGATGAACAACCTTCGGAGTTTGACGTAAAGATGTGCAATAATTGCTGCATCCCTTTCCTTATATATAGCTTAGAGACTAAAAAATTTAATCTTTATGAGCCACAAAATTTAGAAACAGATGTAAATATACATAACAGGTTCAAGGACGATTATGACAACTATTAGATTACACGGGATTTTAGCTCAGAAATACGGTAAAGTGTTCAAAATGAACATAGATAAGCCTAGAGATGTCATTAGAGCTATAGATGTAAATAGAGAAGGGTTTCGGAAGACCGTTGTAGATCTACAGAAACAAGGTTTTAGTTATGAGCTTATAGTAAATAAGAAAAGGCTGAGCCAAAAATCTTTTTTGGATAATAAACACCCTAAAGAGATAGATTTTGTTCCTTTTATTGTAGGCTCTGGACCGGGGTTTGTTCCAGCACTTATTCTAACGCTTCTTAGCGCAGCTATACAATACGCACTTACAGATCCGGGAACTATTGATGGCGGTGAAACGACTATAGGTTCAGATAGTAAATCTTTGTTATTTAGTAGTAGTATAATCAACTTAACTGCTCAAGGGTCTCCACTTCCAATTGGTTATGGGAGATTGAAAGTTGGATCTAGCGTAATTCAATCGTCCATGAAGTCTATACCGCAAACTGTCAGAACTGTAGATGCGATGCAATCTGATAATTATTCTCCTGAGACTGAAGAGGGAGTTTTTAATCAGGAATCAAACATTGAGATTTCTAATCCTACCATCTAGTAAACAATGAATCATCTTTCTAGAAAAAAAAGGTTATACGGAGCGGGCAAAAAACCTGACGTTAAACCTGCTGTTCTGTCTCCTCCAAAGATAGGTGATTTTCAATTCGGGTCGTCTTTCAGTTACATGGAGACTCTTGATCTTATTTCAGATGGCCCCATAGAAGGCTTAGTGGATTCTAAAGGGAACCTTTTAAACAAGGAGGACTCCTCAAGAGGTGTGTATTTAGATGCTACCCCGGTTTCGATATCCATTCAAGAGGTAGAAAGCTCTGATAATGAAGAATCTGTAACAGATCTTACAAAGATAGATGTGAGTATTGCTAGCTCTTTCCAAAATTTAAATGTAGCCGATCAGGGTGGAGAATCTAGTGCTAGAGTAAATGATATAACTCACTCTAATCAAACTTACAGTAAAGGAGATCCAGATACATTAAATAGTCTTATAACTTGGGATAATCTGGTTGATGGTGTAGACCCGTTAGCTTCTATTTCTGACCGTTCGACATTTCGAGCTTTAAGTACTTTTACAGGCGGCAATTATCCGAATATAGCATTGTATGATTCTAATAACGAGTCGATTAATACATTACATGTTAATATACACCAAAGATTTTCGTTGCTTTTCGGTAATGGTAGTAATTTTGCAGCTAACACAACAGAACTTTTTGTTGGCTTTTACAAAAATTATGTAGACACTATTAAACCATTAGATCAAAATGGAAAGAGAAGAATAGCTAATACAGTCTTGGCTGAAAAACTTGGAGGAAGCTCGGCAAAAGGGACAGAGAAATTTATTCGGAGTTTAATTACAGCTTACAATGTAACTTACCAAAATAATGCTTTTATGAGGTCTCTCATAAAACAGAAAATGAACAGTTTTTTTGGCGTGGGTTGGGAAGAGCGTGAAGTAAGTGATTTACGCGATCAATTACTTTATACCGTTGATGATGCAGGGCATTTTTTAATCTACTACCCTAAACGGGACATTTTAAATGGAGCATCTTCTGTAACGTTTGAAGATCCTAAGCAGGTTAGATTTTCTTTGATTGATTCTAGCGGTAAAGAATCTCGCATACAAAAAAATTCTGGCTATGTAGACTTTTTGATTCCTGTCTGTAATGAAAACGGTCAAGTCCAGACTAGTGAAAATATTCTAGGGGCTGTATTTTTAAATATACCTCACAGCCCTTCATTACAAACACAAGCTAATACTCACCGCGCTCAAGTTGAAGCTGGCCTTATTCCTTGGTGGCAACCAAGAACTTCCATGACGGGGTATTTAAAAGAGGAATCTTATGATATAGATAAGGTTATATCTGATTTTAAAAACATACAAACTATTTCGTTAGTTGAGAAGCCTTTTAATGCAAGAGATAATTCAAAATATAATTATAATAACGTTTTAATCGAGTCTAGACTGGGTTATGAGGATCAACCGCCATTTAAATATTTTAATAAAATAAATATAGACAAACTTGTAGATAAAAGTGTCTTCGGTCCATTTAGAGTGTCTGGCCAAGTTCAAAGGATAAAAAGGAATCCAGCTGCTAATAAAGACAATTTGTCGATGGAAGGTTCGGCTTATGATGGTCCTGACATCATATTATCTCAAGGGTTACCTACCAATGAAGGTAGCAACGATAACAAGCGAAGTGCTAGCGAAAACAAAAACTACTCCTCTTGGAATAATAAGAACAAAGAATATGATTTAGAAGAAAAGTCTTCACCAATTACTTATGTAGTTCAAAACCCTAATGTCAGTGAGGTTTTCGTTACTCTAAAAATAGATTCTCTTTTTGATACTGTAGAGAAAAGTTATGGTAATGAGGATAACTCTTTTAAAACTGGAGACAAACTACCAGCGATAATGAACGTCGAAATTGAGGTCGGAAAAATCCTCTCTGACGGCTCATTACAACCTACATCGTCAAGGACTTACAGAATATCAGCTTTAATAGAAGGGACTACTTTAGTAGATATAGGTAATCCAATTAACGAAGGGACATCGCAACAGTATAGACATATTAGAGATATAGATAATGTAACAGGAGATGCTGATTTATCTACTCCATTTTATTTACCTAGAGTAAACAATTATTCAGAAAATAATGTATATTCCTCTCCAGAAAAAAGATATGTTAAAGTTACTAAACTATCTACAGAAACTTTTTCGGTATTAATCTCTAAAGATTTAAATTTTTATAAAGTAACTGAAATTATCCCGGTAAACTTAACTTATCCTTTCTCAGCTGTCATAGGGACAAAGATAGATTCTAAGAATTTTTCTTCAATGCCTCAAAGATCTTTTGACGCTAGGCTCAAGAGAGTTAAGATTCCTAAAAATTATCACCCTACTGAAAAAGAGGGGGTTAGAAAAGATAAAAGATACTATGACCGCAAATCAGAGTTTGATGCTGCCTCTAATGTAGACAAGCAGATTTATATTGGCGATTGGGACGGGACTTTAGTGGAAGGCTGGACGGATAATCCCGCTTGGATTTTATATGATCTATTGACTAATTCTAGATATGGGTTAGGCCAACATATTAGTTCTGGCGATGTTAACAAGTGGGAGCTGTATAAAATAGGAAGGTTTTGCGACGCTGTTGACGAGAATGGTTTCTTTGAGGGGGTTCCTGACGGAAGAGGAGGTTTAGAGCCAAGATACTCTTGCAACATTGTATTTAAGAGCGATGAGAAAGTTTTTGACTCAATTCAATTAATTTCAAGGTTATTTAGAGGCAACACATTCTTTAGGGCTTCAGAAGTATCTTTCACTGATGATAGAGTGAAACTACCTATAGCATTATTTAATAATAATAATGTCAAAGATGGGGTGTTTAATTATTCTAACTTGAGAAGAGATCAACAATTCAATACTGTCGAAGTTTCTTACCTAGATAGATTTGAGAACTTCACTCCAAAAGTTGAAGTTATTGAGGATGAAGAGGATATCCGAAGTCGAGGTGTTTTCAAGAAAAGGGTAGATGGTACAGGGGTGACATCAAGAGCTATGGCCAGAAGGATTGGCCAACATTTGATTTATAGAACAATTAAAGAGAACCAAAGGATTGCTTTCTCATCCGGTTTAGAAGCCTTACTCTGTCAGCCCGGAGACTTAATTATCGTAGATGATGATTTAAAAAACAAAAAATCTAATTTTGGTAAGATTCTCGACGTCGATGTAGAGAAAGAGTATATACAACTTAGCGGCCCTTATGACGCTAACTCTATGACGGGCCAACTTACGGTATACAATCCCACCGGAGAAAATTCAATCGGAAGCCTTTATGGTGATGCTATAATTAAGAGGCAAAGAGCTGAGATGTTTGAAATAACAGGTGCAGCTTTTGAATTCCAATTTAATACATATAAGGGAAGGTATGTATTCTCTGGTTATAGGGATGGGTTCCTCTCCTCGGATCACTCTAACAGTACTTACACTCAATACGGAGTCTATACAGGTGAATTCAACAATACAACATCCCGATTACTATATTACAATACAGATCACACAGGTTGGGTTTTTGCGACTAGCTTTAGTGAGAGTGATGCGCGATATATTAACGTAGGGACAGGTGTACACACTTTAGTTGACCTTAACAAGGGGAGTATAGCAGCCTTTGATGCTTCTACCACTAATAGAAGGAGTTCGACCACTTATCCATTTTCTAATTATATTAGTGGAGATATAAGCGCCTTATCAAATCAAGGTGTTTTAGAATCAGAAATATCTCTCAATTCGCCATCTCAAATAGTTACCTTAAACATAACTGGTTCTGTAGGTAATATGAGTTACGGATCTTTTGTCAGTGGAGTTGATTCTTCAGAATACCTTCCCTTTATTAAACTTGGTAGCCCATATAGATTTGAGCTTAAGGATACTAATGATATTATTTACAAGATTGATTCGATAAAAGAGAATTCTCCTAATGAGTATTTAGTTTCTGCATCAAAATTTGAGACCGGGAAGTTTAATTTGATAGAACAAAATATTTCTATTGAGACTAAAGAGAACACATATGATTATAATGTGGCTACAGAGATAGGTGATAAGAACTATTTGGTTTTAAGCTCTCCTCAGAATCTCGCTTTAAGTACTGGCGACTCTATTGGGCCTTCGACATTCTATATCAGTGGTAACTGGGACGATGTAACAAATGCTAACAGTTATGAAGCTACGCTTAACATGCCTAGCTCCAGATCAATAACAACAGGAATAAGTAACAGTTCAGTAAAATTTGACAATTTAAACACTGTTGGAGCTTACGCTCTAAGTGTAAAAGCTGTTGGAGACTCCTCGTCTTCGAACATTTATTTAGATTCTGATCTTTCTTCTAATAGAATATTTGTACTGTATGAAGACCTTGAAGAGTTCGACAGACCATTTATAAATTCAATAACATTCAATTGATATGCCAATTACCTTAAGAGAATTTGAAACTACACAGCCAAATATTGACTTTACAGATTTATCGTCAACGATAACTGTTAGTGGTGTTAGGTTATTTAAGGATGTTACTATAAACGGTTTAATTACCGATAATATAAGTGGTGATGTATCTAACGGTGCAAGTTTTTTAGAGAACCCTTATACTAGTAAAGTTAGTGTAGATATTCTCAATCAAGATGGGTCTGTAGCTTATCAGAACTTTTTACAAGACTATAAATCCACAAACTTCACATTCACTGAATATGATAATGTTAATGTTTTTGGTGAATATGAAAAAGATTTCGGAGTCAGGATTAAAGTCGTAGGAAGAGATGATCTAGAACAGACTACAGAGCTTTTCTTGTATGGAAACCACCCTTTGATTAGCGGTATCAAGATCCATGATGCTAGTGGAATTGACAGCTTTAACGCTTCTAAAGCGTCTCCGGTTCAGGTTTCATCAGATGAACAAACAGGGAATTTATCCGGGTTAATAACTTTTTATAATGACCCTGAATATATATCTTTCAATAGGATAGAGGTATATAGTTCTACAAGTTCTGATGAGTTTATCAATCAGGTAGACCCAAATATTGTTTTATCTCGACCTATAGTTGAGAGTGATTTTCAATATTCATTCAACATTCAAGAGGGTTTAATTTCAGACTCTTCTGAATTTTATTTACATTTTGTAACTTATGGCCAGTTTGGAACTGGTGATATTTGGACCGTCGGCCCTCATAAATTTGAAAACGAACCTGTAGGAAGTAATGAAATAGGCTTGCAGAGTCTCCAGCAAGTAACAGACATAGGAAACTTTACGTCTAATGAAGTTGTTCTGAGAAACAAGTTAAGCATGAGCAGCGAAGGTGCTGAGATTGATTTTCTTGGCGGGGCGGCTAAAATGACTGCTAGTAGTGCGGAAGCGACCTCTGTAGCGGGTTTCAAAATAAGGTCTGATAAATACCAATTTAATGTTGGTTCTGAAGAAAACTCTAACGAAGTTAACTCTTTTGCTTCTGTAGCTTTAGCTGGAACTAAAAACAAGATATTTGGTGATTTCGATGGTATTGTCGTTGGAACAAAAAATATAATCTCAGGTCAAGAAATAGATGGGGCAGCTACAGGGAATGCTGACTACAACTTTATTGGCGCTGGTTCGGGTATAAGTATATTCGAATCAAGTTTTTCTAGTATTGTTGGGGGAGCGGATAATGAAATCAATGAAGATTCTAGGCAAAGTTTTATCGGAGGGGGATCAGGTAATACTTTGGCAGGTTCTCGGAATAGTGTCATAGCTGGTGGAATAAATAACTCCATTCAAAGTTCTGAATCAGTACAGATTTTTGGGTCTTATGTTGTTGATGCTGGCGGTCCTTACGATGGCTATGTTTATCTAGCGGATAATGAGAATAGAACAAAAAATCCTAGTAGGTCAGACGCTTTATTTATTGATTTTATTAATGGAGTCGATATTAAGACGGGTGCGCTCACTGTTGGTGAAGGTATAACAATGAGTGGTGGCCAACCCGTAGCTAGTCAGGATTGGGTTGAGTCTAAGAATTATTTAACAAGCGCGACCGCGATTTCTTTTACGGGGATTAACTCTAGTCACGTTACTGACGCCCTCGGTTATACTCCTGTTGACCCTTCAACAACGGGGGCGTTAGTCAATAACAACGACATCGCTAACTTTATTACGACTTCCAATGAGATTATATCCGTCCTCGGTTATACTCCCGTTGACCCTTCAACAACGGGTGCGTTAGTCAATAACAACGACATCGCTAACTTTATTACGACTTCCAATGAGATTGTAGCCGTCCTCGGTTATACTCCCGTTGACCCTTCAACAACGGGTGCGTTAGTCAATAACAACGACATCGCTAACTTTATTACGACTTCCAATGAGATTGTAGCCGTCCTCGGTTA